GTGAGCGACGTCGGCGAGACGGACACGATCAACCGCACGCTGTACTACAGCGACAAGTTTGAAGCCGACCCCGACACCGCAGGCGACTGGACGCAGTACACCACGCAGCCAGCAGACAACGCCACGTTTGCTACGGCGAAGGCGGCGCTACTTGCTGGCCTCAACGATACCGACGCCACAGCTGAGACGCGCGGCACGTTGCCGCTGTCGCTGAAGATGGTGCGCACGGTAGGCGCGGCGGCGACAGACCTACTGCTAGACACCTACACCGGCGCATCTGCTGCCTACTCTGTGCGCAAGCTGGACAAAGACTATACTGGCTACTGCATGAAGGTGCGCGAAGACAGCGGCGACACAGAAGCTGACATCGGCTTTGACGGTAGCGGCGACTTAGATACGGCTGCCATCGCCACGCATTGCGGCAGCGCGAACGGCTACGTGGTCACCTGGTACGATCAGAGCGGCAACACGAACAACGCCACGCAAAGCACGTCAGGCAGTCAGCCGCAGATATACAACGGCACGGCGGTGATAACCGACAACGGCAAGCCGGCATTAGATTGGGATTACGCCGATTGTTGGCTAGAGGCTACCGATGCAGACAGCTTGAGTTTTACTGATGGAGCTGGTACAGACGACCCAATAACAATTACCACAGTGCAGAACATTACTGATACTGCAAACCTTCAAGTTCTCTTTAGCAAAGACGAAGGTTCGCCGAATCGGGAGTATGCGTTTTTTATCACTACTGCCGAACTATCGCGCTTGTTTTTGAAAGATAACGGCGGGAATAATCAAATTAGCATTGACAACCTCGACACAGTAAGCGGCGCACAACAACTCCAATCCATAGTATATGACGCGAGCGAGGCGTACACCGGCATAACCCATTATCAAGACGGCAGCGCGGCAACGATGGGCGGTGCAGTAGCCGGTACATATTCAGGTATGGCGAACACTTCGGCAAAATTTCAAATTGGCCGTCAATCCGCCATCAATTACTTCAAAGGCAACATTCAAGAAATTATTCTATGGCCTGTTGACCAAGACAGCGCAGGCAACCGCACTGGCATCGAAACAGACATCAACGATTACTTCAGCATCTACTAATGGCTACCGTATACCTCCCCGTCACCGAGCGCATCAACCTCACCAGCGAAGAGCGCGCCAAAGGCATCAGCCGCGAGCTGTACAACCTGAAGTTTCCAAAGGTGCTGCACGAGCCAGGGCGCACGACGACGATGCTACTGGCTACCATCCAGCACCCCGACACCGGGCAGTGGGCATGCGTTGGCGATACAGACTTGAGCATTGTTGTCCACCCGCAGCGCGACCTCAATGCGCTGGTGGCTTTGTTCCCTCAGCTGACCACAGAAGAGCGCAGCGCGATGACGTACTACATAGCTACAAGCGAGGTGGTGTTGTTCCAATACCTGATGCCCAGCGACTCTGAAGTATTGTCGCAAGAACAAGCAGAAGCGGCGGGCTGGTTCGGTGATAGTCTGTAAATTGCCTTCATGGATTTCATTCTAGCAAACTGGGCAGAGCTGATAGTGGCGCTTATGGTATTTGCCAAAGTCGTCGTCAACCTCACGCCAAGCATCAAAGACGATCGTGTATTTACGTACATCGATTTACTGCTGAATGCCATCATCGCGAACAACACTAAAGAGAAAGAGTAATGGCCATTCTTAACGGCACAGTTTTTTTATTGTCGGTCGCTGGCACTGCGCTGGCCGATCAGACAGAAGGCAGCATCTCCATCAGCATGGAGACGCGCGACATCACCACCAAAGACAGCGCCGGATACCGTGAGCTGTTGGAGGGTGTGCGCAGCGGCTCCATTAGCGTTTCAGGTTTGGTAGACGACGACGGCAGCGGTGGCGCTGGCGGCACGTTGTTCACTACGCTGGCGGCGCGTACCTCGGTGGCTCTCATCTTTGGATTCGATGACGCCAGCGACGACTACAACTACACTTGCTCAGGTTTCTGCACTAGCCTGGAGGTAAGCGGTGCGACAGAAGACAACGTAACGTACTCAGCTACGTTCGAGATCACTGGAGCTATTACGCAGGTCGCCGCTTAATGAAGCTAACACTTAGCGGTAAAGAGTTCACGCTACGGTGCGATATGCGCGCCCTGGCTAACGCCAAGCGTGAATCAGGTATCGACATCAACAAGCTGCAAGAAGATGCGGTGGAGATTGGTTCGCTCGTTTACTACATGGCACAGTCTGGCGCCAAGCACGCCGACGTACCATTTAAGTATGCGCTAGACGATTTCTTGGGGCTGATTGATATGACCGATATACCTGCAATGACTGACGCGCTCGTAGCCTTGCTCGGTGCAGGCACGGAAAAAAAAAGCGAAGGGTAAAGCGCTGACGCTTGACGACTGTATTAAGGTAGGGCTGGGGCAATTGCGTCTCAGCCCTTCTTCGTTCTATGATATGCTGTTCTCCGACTTCTTGCTGGCGGCGCAAGGGTTCTACGATCTAGAAGAGCAGCGCCAGCGCTCAGACTGGGAGCGCCACAGGTGGACGGCCACCATACTGCTGTCGCCACATAGTAAGAAGGGCCAGAAGATTAAGCCGCATGACCTCTGTATCTTCCCGTGGGAGAAGAAGCCCAAGAGCAAAGGCAACAACGCGCTGCTGAAAAGCACACTCAACGCAATGAATAATGGCAAGACTTAAAGACCTAAAGGTTACAATCGGCATAAACCCGAAGGGCATCACAAAGCTCAACGCCGACCTGCGCCGCGTGAAGGGAAACTTCAGGCGCAACTTTGGTGATATAGCCAGCATGGTCAAGAACGCGGCGCTAGTTATCGGCACCACGTTGGTTGGTGCTGTTGGTGCCATGATTAAAGCCAGCGCCAACTTGGAGCGGGTTACTGTAGGTTTTCGTTCTATTATGGGCAGCGCCGATGGTGCTGCGCGCATGGTGGAGAAGCTGAATCGCTTCAGTGCCAGCACGCCTTTTCAGCTAGAAGACGTAAGCACTGCAGCCCGGCAATTGCTTGCAGTTGGAGTCAAAGAAAGCGCCATCGAAAGCACCTTGCGCACTATTGGTGATATTGCTGCGGCCAATGGTTCTAGCATTACCGAAATGTCGGCGATATACGCCAAGGCACAGGCGAAAGGCAAGATTGACCAAGAGATATTGAACCAGCTACTAGATCGCGGTATCAATATCAAGACCGAGCTACTCAAGGTCACCGGTCAAACTGGTGATGAGTTCCAAGCGACGTCGGTGAAGTTGGAAGACTTCAACCAAGCGCTGAAAAACATGGCAAGCGAAGGCGGTGTAGCTGCCGACGCCATGAAAAATTTAAGCGAAACCACGGATGGTATGATGAGTACCTTCATGGACGTTGGCCAGCAATATGCTGCGCAGACGGGCGAAATGATGGGCGCCCAAATAGGCTTCAAACATTTTTTGAAGTTTGGTATTGACGCAATGAACGATGGGCTTCTTGTGTCAGAAGCGCGAGTGAATGAATTAAGCGGCACGTTTAACGACCTGCGCGAGAGAGCATTGCACCCAACTCAAAAAACCGCGGGCGGGTTGACCGAAGAATTTGATAATTTAATTAAAGGTCTAGATGATGCCATAGCACACGCCCCGCATGCATCGGCAGCATACAAGCGGCTGACCGGCATGCTAGAAGGCACCAAAGATGGTCTTGTAGATTTAAACGCACAGTTCTTAAATGGTTTGCCAGCAGGTGCAGACGCTGGCGCTGGCGCTGGTGGTGGTGGTGGTGGTGATGAAGAAACTCTTGAGCAGTTTACTGCACGCTTCAATGCAGCGGCGGCAGTCACCGAAGAGACCAAGCGACTCACCGAAGCCACCGCCCAGCAGATTGTAACAGACGAAGGCTTGATAGAAGCGCAGCAAGGTTTGCGCGATGCATACGGACAGGTCGGCGGCACGATTCGTGAAGTGCTGATGGACGAAGAAGAGCTGTTTGACGAAGATGATCAAGAGCGCATTGCAGAAGGCACGCGCCTGCTGCGCAATGCCGCGTTGGCTGCTGGCAATATCGGCGCTGCGATGAGCGTCACCAGCGCACTCACTAACGCAGCGTTTGAGAGCATTAAAGAAGGCGGCAAGAGCTTTGGCGAGTCGG